GCCGACCTGTCCCGCGCCGACCTGTCCCGCGCCAACCTGTCCCGCGCCGACCTGTCCCGCGCCGACCTGTCCCGCGCCAACCTGTCCCGCGCCGACCTGTCCCGCGCCAACCTGTCCGGCGCCTACCTGTACGGCGCCTACCTGTACGGCGCCTACCTGTCCCGCGCCAACCTGTCCCGCGCCGACCTGTCCCGCGCCGACCTGTCCCGCGCCAACCTGTCCCGCGCCGACCTGTCCCGCGCCGACCTGTCCGGCGCCGACCTGTCCGGCGCCATCGGGATCACTGACGTGCTGTCGGTCGGCCCTATCGGCTCGCGCCGAGATTACCTGACCGCGACTGTCACGCCCGAAGGGATCAGGATGCGCGCCGGCTGCTTCACAGGCTCGCTCGACGAGTTCCGCGCGGCCGTCCAGGAGACGCACGGCGACAACCAGCACGGCCGCGACTATCGGGCCGCCATAGCGCTGATCGAGTCGCGGTTGGGAGTGCAGTCATGAGGATCGACTACGCGCACAAGCACTGGCTGCGCGAGGTGCAGCTCGCCACCGTGGCGTCGGCCCACTGGAATGCCGGCTTTGCCACGGGCGTTGCCGCAACCCTGCTCGGCATTTCCCTCGCGGTCCTGTTCTTTGTGGAGGCTGCACGGTGAACCAGAACGAACTCAACTTGCTGGCCGAGATCGCCCGCCTCAACGCCAAGATCGGCGCCTACGAGGACGCGCTCGACGAGATCGCGAGCAGCACCGAGTGCAAGCGCGCACGGGCGCTGGCGTGGGGCGTGCTGAGTGACCAGGAGGAGGCGGCGTGATCCAGCCCGCGCACAAAGCCTTGGCCGTTGTGGCCCTGCGTGAACGCGCCGAACGGTGCGAACGGCAGGCGGTGGCGCTGATTCGGTCAGACGCACAGATGGCCGACTACCTGCTTGACCTCGCTCGCGACTGCTCGCGGGCGGCTGACGAAATCCAACGGGAGATCACGCAATGAACGAGAACGACGACGACAACCGGGAGCGCGGCGACGAGCCGCCGAACTGGTTCAAGACCCTCAACGGCCTCAACGTCAACGAGAAGGTCGAGAAGAAAAACGGCTTCTCGTACCTGTCGTGGGCATGGGCGCACGCCCGCATGGCCGAGCTGGACCCCGACTTCGACTGGTGGCCGGAGGAATTCGACGGCCTGCCGTACAAGGCCATGCCCGGCGGCTGCATGGTCAAGGTCACCGTGCGTTTTCACAGCAAGACCCGCAGCCACCTGTACCCGGTCCTCGACAACCGCAACAAGCCCATCGCGGAACCGTCGGTGTTCGATATCAATACGTCGATCATGCGCGGCTTCGTGAAGTGCTGCGCGCTGTTCGGGCTGGGGCTGTACATCTACGCGGGCGAGGACTTGCCCGAGGACGAGGCGCGGGCCAAGCACGAGGCGGCCGTGGCCGAGTACGCCCAGGCGTGGACGGCGGTGCTGGCGCAGGACAAGGACGAGGCGGGCATTGCCGCCGACGTGTTCGACCTGCACAACAAGCTCAACGGCTTCGGCGCTGATTTCTACGTCGAGGTTTCCAACCGCATCGGGTCCGCCGAGCGGTCGGCCTTCAAGAAGTACGTCGCCATGCACAAGCAGGGCGTTCACAAGATCCTGCCCAACGGGAGAGCGGCATGAGCTACGAGCAGAAAAACAACAACGGCGCCCTGTTCAAGAACGACAAGGACGGCGTTGACACCCGCCCCGACTATCGCGGGAAGGCCCGCGTGAACGGCGCCGACGTGGAAATCTCGGCGTGGATCAAGAAGTCCAAGGCCGGCACGACGTACATGAGCCTGAGTTTCCAGGAGCCGCGCCAGCGCGACGCCAAGCCGGCGCAGCGGCAGCCCGAGCCGGCGCCCGACTTCAACGACGACATTCCGTTTTGAGGTGAGCGCCATGACCCTGGACGAACTGGCCCGTGCGCGGGCGGAGGTGATGACGCCATGACCCTCGACGAGATCGCCCGGCGGATCGGGATGGAGCCGGCCGATGATGGGGTGCGGATCGGGCCGCCGCCGACCGATTATGGATTTTGGTTTGACGGCGACCGGTTTGTACGCTACCTCCGCGCCCACCTGCTCACCGGCGACCGGCCGCTGCGGATTCTGGCGGCGCTCGGGTTGTGTGTCGCCCCGCGCAGCCTCGCCCCCGGCTGGATGTCGTGGAACGGCGCAACCGACGAGGTGACCCCCCCGTACTACGGCAACCTGCCCGCCGAAGCCATCCTCGCCGCCGCCGAGGCGCTGCCTTCACCTACCACCACTGAGGAGACGTGACTATGCATGACCATGACCGCCCTGAGTTCGACAAGCCGAACCCCATCGCCCCGCAGCCCGCCGACCCGTGGGCCAACCGCAGCGCCCGCATGATGTGCCGCACCTGTATGTGGTGGGTCCGCAAGGAGGCCGAAGTGCTGCGGACGACGATGGAGTCGCTGGGCCGCTGCCGCCGGCACGCGCCGACGATGGGCGGCTTCCCCGCCGTGTTCGCCCGCGACTGGTGCGGCGATCACAAGCTCGACGAGAACCGCGTTTAACCGACGGCGCCTCGGCTCGCTCACCCCGGGCCGAGGCGCTGCCACCACAGGAGACGCCATGAACGCAACCGAATGGGCCGCGATGTTCGATGCGCTGGCCAACGAGTCGCCGGACGTGACCATCGACGACAAGCAGGCCCGCCAACTCGCCACCCTGCTGCGGGCGATGGTGGCGGAGCGGGAGGCGCTGGCACGGTACGCCAACCACATCGGCGGCTGGGGCCTGCCGCGAGAGAATGTGCGGGACTTGGCAACCGCATGGGGCAATGCCGAAGCAGCCCGCCGCCGGGCCGAGGGAGGGGGGTGATGGACAAGATGCATTCCCCTCTCACGGAGCTGCTGGTCGCCCAGTGCAACGAGCGCGACGCCCTGCGCGCCGAGGTCGAGCGGCTGAACGTGGACTGCGCGACTGCCGACGTGGCAATCGACGAGCTGCGCGCCGAGAACGCCAGCCTCCGCGTCGCAATCTGTGACGTGGCGTCCATCGCCCGCGACCCTGACGAGGGAGCGCTCGCCCTCATTGCCAAGATAACGCGGCCGATGTGGGATGACCGGCCGCTTGCCGAGAGGCTCTCCAGCGTTCACGAGGGGGCCCTGCGCGCCGAGGTCGAGCGGCTGACGCAGCAGGTCGAGACGTGGCAGATATGCGCCACCGTCCTGAAGGACGAAAGTGCCAAGCTGCGGGCGGCCCTTGAGGCGTTCGTCAGGCTGGAATCCGAGCGCCCGGACTACGTCATGGGGCCGCTCGTGGACCTGATGGACAAGGCAAGGGAGGCCCTGCGCCGTGAGTGACCTGACCGCCGAGGACTACGCCCGGGTCGCCACCGAGATCGGGATGGTGCGCTTGCGCCCGGAAATCAGCGGGCTGGACTGGCACGACCCCGTCAGCCGGGCGTTCCTTACCGAGAGCGGGCTGGCCCGACACCTAGCCGAGCCGGCGCAGATGGTGAGGATCATGGAGGAACTCAAGGTCAGCGTGCGCTTCGACGTGGAGCTGTGCCACTGGATCGCCGAAACCCTGAACGCAACCGGCGAGGGCTGCCACTGGGTCCACGGCGTAGCGCAGGACAAGCCCGGCCTTGCGGTGCTGGACTGCGCGGCGCGGGCGCTGCGGCCGTGATTTTCCGCATCAACAGGCAGGCAGCGGCGCTGGTCATCGAGATGGTCGACGCCAAGCTCGCCGAGATGCGCGAGGAGCATGGAACCGAGAAGCCGTGGCCTGAGCTTGCCATGAAGCAGGCCAGCGGCTTGAAGGTGCTGCGCGACTTCCTCTCGCAATGAGGCCGATCTATGAATCCGCGAAGGACCGCGAGCGCGAGCGGTTCGCCGCGGGGATTCTTGAGCGTGAGTGGCGCATCAAGGCGCGCAAGCAGGAAGGCTTGGCCTCGATCGACTACCGCCTCGAACTCCCCGGGGGCGAGGTAGTCGCACTGGCCGAGGTGAAGTACCGGCCCACGCCCTATCCCAGCATCTTCCTCTCGCTCAAGAAGGCGCCTGCCATCCGGCAGGCAGAGCGGAACAACCTCGACGTCTGGTACTGCATCCTCCGCGACGACGGGCTATACAGCACGCGCATTGACCCCCAGCTCCGCTACCCGCGGCAGATGGGCGGACGCCGTGACCGCGGCGACCCCGACGACATCGAAGAGCTTGCGCTGGTGCCATGGTCCGACTTCACAGTGGTCGCGCTCTTCGAGGCATCACGCAACGTCCCGCGGCCGTAGCAACGCGGCACGTCCGCACAACAGACAGCGTCGTGAGAGTTGCTTGACACGCCGCGCAGCGGATAGCATCTCTCGCGCGCGGCCTCCGACACAGGCCGCAGTGGAAGGAACCGACATGGCGAAGGCCAAGAAGCCCGCCCCGAAGCCGGTGAAGCCGGCCAAGGGCAAGAAGGGCTGCTGACGGAAAATGGGCGCGTCTGGGGTCGGTTGTGGGTCTTCTTCCCCCAGCGCAACGGAGCCCGCCCCGCCGGAGCTGAGAGCGCGCTTACCCTTGGGCGCACGTTACTCTCAGCCCCGGCGGGGAGCATCGCCCCCACAAGGGATGCCATCGTGAAAGCCGTCCACGCCCGCTACGTCGCCGTCCGCCTCGATATCCGCGGCGGTGAGACGGTCATCGAGTACCGCGCCCCCTACGAAGCCTTCGCGAAGATCGTCGGCTTCCTCCACAGGCAGGACGCGCTCATCGTCCCCGCCAGCGAAGCCTCCATCCCCGAGAACCACCCCTACGGACTGGTGGGCGAAGAGCCTCCAGTGGCATGATCGACCCCGCCAGCGCCGGCGGGAGATCCGGCGTTCCCACTCTTCCCCCAGAGAACCGGGTTCCTCCGATGTCCTCCCCATCGGGCCCGGGCGCCATCGCGGCCACAGCCCCCGCGCTCTCCCCCGGTGCTGGCACCCTGCGGTAGAGTCCCCAGCCATGGACCGACGCACCGAAGCCCGCATCGCCACCGGCGCCAAGATCAGCGCCGCGCTACAGGGCAACGCCAACACGTCCCGCGCCCGCGTCGATGCCACGCGCCGGATGGTCGAGCGGTACATCAAGGCCGCGCCGAGATACCTGACGCGCATCGAAGCCATCGAGAAACGGCTGCTGACGGCCAACCACCTGAGCCCAGAGCAGATTCGCCGGCTGGAGATCGTCGCGAACATCAACCTCAAGAAGCTCGACAAGATCATCCCCGACATCCGCCAGCTCGTCGTGAGCGAGAGCGGCGTGCCCACGGTGCGCGAGAAGGAGCAGCTCATCGCCGAGGCGAAGCAGCTCGGGCTCGACGTGGAGAAGCTCTGGGCGGACTACGGCGTGAGCGAGGGCGAGGTCATCGAAGGTGAGCTGGAAGAAGACAGTGCTGCACCGGATACGGAAGCTGACGAGCAAGCCGAGGCTTCGTGACCCGCGCGTCATCGTCTGCGCGTGCAGCGAGTGCGGGGCCACGATGCCGCTTACGGAAGTCCTTCGTGCGGCGAACCCCTTCGACATCAACGAGCTGATACAGGGCTGCCCGGCCTGCAAGAGCATCGACTCGATGGTCCGGGTGTGCGAGGTCGAGGGCTGCACGTTCGACGCGACGTGCGGCATCCCACTCAAGAGCGGGCGCTATGTGCAGTGCTGCGGCTCGCACTTCACTACCCTCGAAGAGAACGACCGCGAGGACCGGCGTGAGCCAGACTGCTGAAGCCGCGCTCGACGCGCTCCGCTCCGCCGTCTCCGTGCGGAAACGGGCGATGCTCTACCGGGAGACGCACGCCCGCGAGTTCGCGCCGCCGTGGTACGACTGGCAGCTCGAATTCTTCAACGCGACCCGCCACCACCGGCAAGTCATGCTCCTCGCGGCGAACCGCGTGGGGAAGACCTTCCCGGGCAGCTACGCCTTCGCGATCCACGTCACCGGCCAGTACCCCGACTGGTGGGGCGGGTGCGTCATCCACTACCCCGTCACGGCATGGGCTCTTGGCGTCGACGCGACCCAGACCCGCGACGTTCTACAGCGCGCCCTCTTGGGCATCGAGGGGCAGGACGGCGTCTGGCGCGGGGGCTGGATTCACCACGAGGAGATCGTCGACATCGAGCGCGGCAACCTCCCGGGCGCGGTGTCGAAGGTCTACGTCCGCCACAAGTCGGGCGGGATCAGTGTCATCGACTTCAAGGCTTACCGGCAGGCCAGCACGGGCCAGAAGTCGCTGCCCTTCGCCGGCTCCTCCGTCGACGTCATGCTCGTGGACGAGCAGCCCCCTGACGAGGTGATGGGCCAGCTACGAACCCGCCTCATGACGGGCCGCAAGCACCGTGGCGGGCTCCTCATGCTGACGCTCACGCCTGAGCTTGGCGAGACGGAGCTGGTGGCGCAATTCATGGGGTCTCGTGATCTCGTGAAGCGCGCAGGCAGGGACAGCCGAAGGCAGCTCTACCTCGTGGGTCCGATCGCGTGGGACCGGGCCGCGCACCTCACGCCCGAGCTGCGCGAGGAGATGCTCGCCGACTACCCCGAGCATGAGCGCGATATGCGGTCCAAGGGGCTGCCCTTCTACGGGAGCGGGAAGATTTTCAGCATCGACGAGAGCATGGCGGTCATCCCGCCCTTCGACATCTCCCAGCGGCCATGGCTGCGCGTGCTGCGCTCGCTGGACATCGGCATCGACCACCCGACCGCGATGGCGTGGATCGCCTTCGACCCAGAGGCTCAGACCTACATCCTGTGCAAGACATTCCGGCAGGGCGATCGCTCGGCCGCCATCCACGCCTCCACGCTCAACTCGATGTGGCGCAACTCCCCGCTCGTGGTACCGCCCGACATCGACTCCCGGGAGAAGGGCTCGGGCGAGACGGTGAAGAGCCACTATGAGGCCGGCGGCATCACGGCGCCCATGCTGACATTCCAGAACCCCGACGGCTCGCGCTACGTCGAGCCCGGCCTGTTCGCCATGCAGGAAGCCTTCCGCACCGGGCGGTTCCTCGTGTTCCGGGATGAGGCCGCGCACTTCCTCGAAGAGGCCCGCTCCTACCACCGTGACGAGAAAGGCGCTATCGTCAAAAGGCGGGATGATGTGATCGACGCGGTGAGGTACGGCTTCCAGATGGTCGCCACTCACGGCATACAGGCGGCGGAGCGCGAGCGCCCGCTGGCCGCGCAGGGCGGGCTCTACCCGCAGATGGGTCTTCGTCGAGTGAGGTAGCGAGCGATGGCGGCGGTCGAGGCGGACGTGATGGCGGATCTCGTGGCTGGCGAAGCGGAGCCTGCCGAGCCGGAATACCGCTATACCGACGAGGAGCTGGCCGCCCTCATCGACCAAGAGATCAGCTCGTCAGCGACGGGCGACTCCGACGATCAAGAGGACGACCTCGCCCTCGCCGTCGACTACTACCGCGGTGTCGAGCCGCAGCCGGCCGGCACCAACACCTCGGACTACGTCTCGATGGAGGTGTTCGAGTCCGTCGAGAGCATGAAGGCGAAGCTCATGAAGACCTTTGCCGGCTCTCGCGACGTCATCCGCTTCCGCCCCATGAGCGAGCGCGATGTCGAGCCCGCCCGGCTGCGGACGAAGTACGTCAAGCGCATCCTGTTCAGCGAGAACCCGGGCACCGCGATCCTGCACGACGTCTTCCACGACCTCTGCCTGAAGCGGTTCGCGTGCGTGAAGCGGTACATAAAGACCGATCGCAAGGTGACGTGGGGCGACGTGGAGCGCGTGCCCGAGGAGGAGATCGAGGCCGCGGTGATTACGGGGTCCATCGAGGACATTCAGCCCATCGCCGAGGAGTGGGAGGACGTCGAGGTGCAGACGCCGCTCGGCCCGGCCCTCACGCGCCGCAAGCTCATCACCGCCCGCGTCAAGATGGTCGAGGAGCGGCAGCGAATCTGCATCGAGGTGCTGAAGCCCGAGAACGTCCACGTCTTCGCCGGCGTGGAGGATCTCTCCGACCCAGAGCGCATCCCGGGGGTGGCTATCACCTATAGGAAGCGGCGTCATGAACTCATCGCGGAAGGCTTCGATCCGGCGATCGTCGAGGAGCTGGAGTCAGCCGCGGGCGCCGCCCTCACCGACGATCGAACCGTCATGGCCCGCAACCGGCGCTCGACGAACGGCTCGACCATCAAGGGGCTCGATGAGATCGACATCGAGGAGGCGTTCCTCCGCGTCGACATGACGACCCCCCGTGACCAGCCGGAGACGGACGCCGAGCTGTGGCAAGTCATCAAGTCCGGCGCCGCGATCCTCCTCAAGCAGCGCGTTGACGAGATCCCGCTGCGCTTCGCGACCGCCTACCGCATCGCGCACGAGCCCGTCGGCCTGTCGGTCGCGGACGTAGCCATGGACGTGCAGCGCGCGGCCTCGAACGTCACCCGCGGCGTCATCGACAACGTCCATCGGGTCAATGCCGGCGTGCGGGCCGCGGACCTCTCGAAGATCCGCAACCCGCGCGATCTCATCGACAACCCGATCGGCGGCATCGTCGACACCGCGGACCCGCAGGCGGCCTTCGCCGTGGTCCCGCAGCCCGCGATCTCCGCGGCCACCATGCCGATGATGGAAGTCCTCGCCACGCAGAAGGAGATGCGGACGGGCGATATGCGGATGGGCCGCGGGCTTAACACCGGCGACATCATCACGCACCAGAACGCTAAGGACATGATCGCGCAGCTCATCGAGGTGGGCAGCGCGCGGCCGATGATGCTCGCCAAGCTCATCGCCGAGATGTTCATGCGCCCGCTGCTTCTAGACCTCTGGAAGCTCGGCTTCGAGTATGACGTTCCCGTGAAGCTCGACGTCGACGGCAACGTCACCGATGTCAACCCCAAGCAGCTCGGCGAGGGCGACGAGATGGAGGTTGACGACGCGCTCACGCCGGAGTACGGCCAGAAGCGCGCGCAGAACACCATCATGCTGCACTCGATGGTCATGGCGAACCAGACACTCGCGCCGCTCTACCAGATGGAGGAGCAGTACGCCGCGATGTCCGAGGTGTTCGACCTCCTTGGCCAGCCCAACTGGCTCGGCAACCCGAACGATCCGAAGGTTGTCCAGCGCCTCCAGCTCGCGCAGCAGGCGGCCCAGCAGATGCAGCAGCAGCAGCAGGCGCAGATGGCCCAGCGCATCGGCATCGAGGTCGCGAAGCTCATGGCCGAGGCGCAGGCGAAGCAGGCCGAGCCCAAGCTCAAGAAGGAAGCTCTTGACCTTCAGGCCGCCACGTCCGCGGCCAAGCAGAACCTCGAAGAGCGCAAGTTCCAGCACGACGCTCAGGTCGACAAGGCCGAACTCCAGATCGAGCGCGAGCAGTCGCGCGCCGCATCCATCGGGGACGTGTGATGAGCGGGCCGCGCTTCGTCTCCACGCTGCTGAAGACCATCGAGGCCGCCGGGCCGAAGCAGAAGTGGACCGGCACGCAGCTCCGCGCGTTCCTGAAGAACAAGGGCGTCAAGCCAGCCGAGATCGAACACTTCGAGCGGCAGCTACCAAATGGCTTCGCTGGCTTCGATGACCTCGGGCCGCTCAACGGGACCGAGTGGGTCAACGAGCTGCGCTCGAAGCAGATGCGCGTCGAGCCCCGCGTCTTCGGCGGTCGGCCCGTCCCGCAGGAGGTCAGCGAGGACCGCGTCCGCGAGTCCGTCGAGAGCGTCTACACGGGGCTCGCCGGGCAGCTCATGCGCGAAGGTGCCGGGTACAGCCCGACGCTCGGGCGCTGGCTATCGGTGAATCCGCAGGGCGAGGTGAAGCTCTGGCCGCAAGAGGCGGTGGGGAGCGACGTCCGTGACGAGGTGTGGAAAGCCTTCATGGGCGGCCGCATCGCCTCTGAGGGCGGCTTACTGCTACGGATGCGGCACTGGTCGGATCTTGAGCTGCCATCCCTCATGGAGGGCATCGAGGGCGACAACTCTGGGCTCAAGCTCGCGGAGAAGGTGAAGGGCGCGCTCAACGAGGCGCTGCCGCCAAGCCTGCTGGAGGAGGCCACTCGCGCGCGCCTGTCTGCGCCGCGCATCGAGCGGCAGCCTCAGTGGACGCAATACACGACTCCATACGGTGACCGGGATCAAGAGACGGTATTCCGCACGCCGGGCGCGACTCCGCTGCCTTCGAGCGCGAGGTCGCGCACTCACTACCCGGGCGACGAACACTACCTCGGCCACATGAGGACGAAGGAGCGCAGCGGCGGCGCCCTCATGGTCGAGGAGTGGCAGAACGATCTCTACCAGCAGACGAAGCCGTGGGATTACCGCGACTTCACTGGCGACTACCGCGAGGTTCTCAAGGGCCTGCTTGAGGAAAAGAATGAACTCAAGCAGGCGATCGTCGATGCCAGAAACGGCCGCGACTGGCTGGGCATGGAGAATCTGGGTCGCAAGCTCACGAAGCTCAACAAGCAGATCGACCGCGCGAACGAATACGACTACGCGCTCCGGCTGCCAGAAGCAGAGCGCGGCGTAGACCCGCGCATTCCCGCCGACCTCCCGTGGCGCACCAACTGGGTCGAGCGGATGTTCCAAGCCGCCCTGACCGAGGCCGCACAGAAGGGGCTCGACACGCTGGAGTGGACTCCGGGCTACGTTCAGGCGCAGCGGTGGGACCCCAAGAACCTCGCCGGCTACCAGAGCATCTACGACAAGCAGGCGTCGCAGATTGCCCAGAAGTTCATGCGCCAGTACGAGGGCGGCCAGCTCGACCCGCCGTCGAAGCCTCTCGACTCGGTGCTTGATAGCGCAGACGTCGACGAGGACGAGGCGGAAGAAATCGCGCGTCGACAGCTTGCTGACGACGAGCCCAACGCTGAGGATTTCCCCCTTCTCGACGAGGACGGCGAGGAAACCGGCGAGTTTGACGACGAGGCTTACACGCGCGCGATGAGCGACTGGGAAGACGCCGTCCGCGGCCGCCGCGACGAGATCATCGAGGAGACGAGGCAAGAGCTGGGGCCGGATCAGTCCGATGCGTGGTCATTCGTGATTCCGCCCGCGCTTCTGGAGATCGCCAAGAAGGGGGAGTGGCCGACGTGGGCCGTCGCCCCGGGCGCCATCGGCCTCGGCGCTCTCGCGAGTGACGACGCTGAAGCCGCCTTCTCCACGCGCATCCCGCGCACGATCCCGATGGGCGAGGCGTCGGCGCTCATGGATGCCCGTCGTGACGCCGCGAAGGCGCTTCAGGAAGGCGACAGCATCACCGACGTACTCGACCGCACCGGCTGGCAGCCGGATATGCAGATCGAGAACGGCGGGAGCGGACTCTACACGCCGAGCGGTCGCGGCCTCGTCCTGCCCCGCGACATCGTCGAGCGTGAGATTCGCGAGGGCACGACGCTCGACAACGCGATGTCGATGCTCGGCCGCGAGATCCCGGCGTGGAATGGCACGATCGACTGGAGCAGGCTCGGCTCTCCGGCGATGGGCCCAAACGACGACTTCATGGATATCGGGACGAACCCCGCCGCACGCAGCGCGAAGGGCGGCGCGCTCCTCGGGGAGTTCGCTGACCTCCCGGACCTCTACCGTTTCGACCCAGAGTACCGCGCCCTCACTGTCCTTCCCGACGACCGCGATGGCTACGTCGGCTCCGCGAGCTGGCGCACCGGCGACGCATGGAACGGCCGGGTCACACCGGCGGGTAGCGTGGTCGGCATCGACAACACGTTCGACGCCAGCCCACTCTCGCGCCAGCTTGCCCCGCTCACCGGCCTTTTCAATCAGCGTGGGACGCTCCTCACTCACGAGATCCCGCACATCGAGCGCGAGGCAAGCATCTCGGCCTCCGACGACCCGTTCATGCTGTCGCGCCTCTTCGGCGACGATTCTCGCGGCTACTGGAAGACCCCTCACGAGATCGGGTCACGCGCCAGCGAGCTGCGCGGCCGTGACGCCCCGGGCGGCCCGCTGGAGCCGTACATCGACACGGTCGAGCGCGTCCGCCTCGCCCTCGATCAGCCCGCGCTCCCGGGCGACGCAGCCACCAACTACCGGCGCGCCGGCTACTTCCTCCCCAAGGGCATCACCCGTCGGGCGGGGGCTGGCGCGGGCATCACGGGCGCTCTTGCGTTCGCTCAGGACGACGCAAACGCCGCTGCCCTGAGCCACTCCGCGCCGGACCCGCGCATCGCCGAGGCCGGCGAGCGCGTCGCCTACCTCGGGGACGAGTTCCGCCGCTTCGAGCGAAACGCGGCGGCCGGCGTGGCTGGCGCGATCGTGGGCGCCGTCCCGGACACGATCCGCTTCGCGGGCGACCTCATGAGCATGGCCTCCGCGGGGCGCGGCGGCTCGAACTATGACCCGCCCGAGTACGAGGCCCCATGGGTCACCGATGAGGCCATCCGCGCCTTCGGCGGCAACCCCGAGTCCCCGGTCGGCGTGCTGGCCTCCACGGTCGCCCCGCTGGGCGGCGTGCCGGCCGTCGCGAAGGCGGCCCCCCGGCTGGTCAACCCCGGCCGCGAGGCGATCCGTCAGGCCGCCGGAGAGGGCGTCAGGACGGGGGCGCTGGCCCAGATGCGGGGCGACCCCTTCGCGCCGCGTCCGGCGCCATACAGCGCTCTGGGGGAGCCCGGCACGCTGTTTGTGACCTCGGAGACGATCCCCGGCAAGAAGGTCGGCCACGACGTCGTCCCGCCGCTGCGGACGCCCATGGCCGATGCCGACGAACTCACGAGGGACCGTTACAACGCGATCATCCGCGGCGGCCCCATGGACGTCCTGTACGACGACTGGAGTCAGCCGGAGATTCTCCGCAACGGCCGCGGCAGCTACCGCAACTCCGCCGGCGAGCTGGAGGAGAACCCCCTCAACGTCTACACGCCGCGCATCCCGGGCGGGGCGCTGTCTGGGCAGGACTTGGAGCGCGCCGAGGTGACCGAGCAGTTCCGCGGCATCCTCGAAGCGCAGGAAGCGAGCGCGGCCCACACCCTCAGCCCGGCCGACCGCGCGACCGCCAACGCCTACGGGGTGCAGGTAGACCTACCGGGCTTCGCGCGCCCCGAGATGGTCGATTACGCCCGGAACGCCTACCGGATGGGCGGCCTCGATGTCATCGACCGGGGTGGCGGCGCGCTCACCGTCCTGCCGTCGTTCGACGGCCCCGAGATGAGCCCGGACGAGCTGCGGCAGACCGTGGAGCTGGCGAACACCCTCTTCGGGCCACGCAACTACGTCGAGCCCGCCCAGTTCAAGAGCTTCTATGAGATGCCGTCGTGGGGCCGCAAGAACTCCGGTCAGGCGACGATGGCGCTACTGGACAAGCTCGAAAGCACGTCCGACCCGGATGCCATCGCTGGGGCTCTGTCGACCGACGCGATGCGCGAGCGCGCGCGTGAGCTTGCCCAGCTCGACGAGGAGCTGGCGAAGCGGGGTGATACGATTCCCCGTCGTGACATCCAGCGCTTCCGCAGGATCGTGCAGCAGGCGGGCCTCGAAGGGCTCCGCCAGCACGTCAAGGAATATGGGGCAGCAGGATTGCCCGTCGCGGCACTCGTGGCGCTGGGATTACAGGATCGGCGTCAATCTCGCGAAGGCGCTCTCGCAGAAGCGAGCTACTGAGGAACGACTCCCCACGATGGATGCACGCGATAAACGCCGCCTTCTTCCGAGGGTCGAGCGTTCGGTCGGCCCAGAAGGTCGCAAGTGAAGACTGGCGGAGATCATCGTCCATGAAGACACAGTACCCGAGCAAGCCCATCCCGGCAACCGACACCAAGCCGGCCCATGAGAAGCCCGTGATCGCCGCGGACCCCTTCGACATCGAGAAGGCCCGCGAGCGGCGCGACGCGACCACCCCGCAGGCGCAGGCCGCGCTCCGCCGGAAGCGCATGGCCGAGCTGGCAGGCACCAAGCCGTGAGCCTCCTCGATCGCTTCATCCGCCGGCCGATCCTCGGCACGCCGCCGAAGCAGGCGTACACCGACGAGCGCCTCGCCGAGCTGAAGGCCCGCGCCGAGCGCGCCGCGGCCCTCCTCCGCAGCGACGCCTTCGTCGCGGCATATCAGTCCTCGCTCGACACCATCATCGACGAGATGCTGGCCCTCACCGTCACGGATCTCGACGCGCCGTCGAAGGCGCTGCGGCTCGTGGCGAAGGCGCAGGCGCTCCGCGAGCTGGTGGGCGACATGAACCGCACCGTCAACGAGTGGGAGCTGGAAGATCGGAAGCGCCAGCCCAACCGCGTGACGCGCATCTCTGCTTGACTCCCACAAGAAGGTAGCTTATGAACGTGACTCAGCAGCCCCCGGGCAACGACCAAGCGCGCAACGCGCAGTCCTCTGGCCCGCAGCAGCAGCCGCAGACCCTCGGGCTCTCGGAAGCTGCCCGGCTCCTCGCACAGCGTCGGAGTGCCCTGCGCCAGCAGCCAGCACCAACCGGCGACGAGGCCCCGATCGGGCGTGCGCCGGCCGAAGAGTTCGCCGATGAGGCGGGCGACGAGGCCGAAGCGCTGGCAGGCGACGAAGGCGAGGAACTTGAAGGTCAGGAACTCCAGCCGGACGGCGAGGAGCAGGCCGAGGCCAACGAGGAAATCACCGACGACGCGATCCTCGAACTCGACGGCGAAGAGATCCCGCTGTCGCAGATCAAGGAGTGGCGCGAAGGCGCCATGCGTCAGGCCGACTACCAGCGGAAAACCCAAGCCCTGTCGCAGCAGCAGCAGGGGATCACGGAGCTGGAGACGAACCTCAACAGGTTCGCCCATGCCATCAACCGGGACTTCCAGTCGCGGATCGAGATGGCCTCCCGTGCCCTCCGGCCGTTCGCTGAGACGGACTGGGCGAAGCTCGCTCGCGAGAACCCGGCCGAGTACAACGGGCGGAAGGTGCAGTTCGAGCAGGCGAAGAGCCAGCTCGCAGCCATGCAACAGCATTGGCAAGCCTTCGCCCAAGAGTACGACGGGCTCTCGCAGCAGGCGATTCGCATGAAGGCCAAGGCGGCCCTGCCCGAGATCAAGCAGCGGATCAAGGGCTGGAACGACGCGCTCTATTCCGAGCGAATGGCCTTCGTGAAGGACACCTATCGGGCAGACGTCGACACGCTCTCCAAGGTCACGGACCCGTGGTTTTGGGAGTTGGCGAACGACGCCTACCTGTACCGGAAGGGCAAGCAGCTTCCCGCCCAGTCGAAGACGAAGCGGATTCTGCCCAAGCCCGTCCGCGGCGGACAGGCTACTCCGCGCCAGCCGTCTCCGGCGAAGGCGCTGACGCAGCAGGCCCGCCAGCTTGGACCGAGCGCGCGCGCCAGTGAGCGCACCGCGATCGGAGTGCAACTTCTTCAGCAGCGTCGCGCAGCCGCACAGAAGGCCACGACGCGGAGATAGCCAACATGGCCCGTACCGTAATCAGCACCACGCCGAACGCGACCGTCACGGCGCGGATGAACACCGCGGTCAACACCGAGGGCGTCGTCGAGTCCGTGGAGGACATCATCGAACTCATCTCGCCATACGAGACGCCGTTCTACAGCCAGCTCCCGAAGGTCGACTGCAAGGACATCCAGCACTACTGGCAGCAGGATGAACTCCGCGCCGCCAGCCGCGCCAACAACAAGGTCTTGGGCTACCGCCCGTCGGCCGCGAGCGGCGCCGACTTCAACGCCACGACCCCGGCGATGCTCTTCAACTACGTCCAGCTCTTCACCGAGACGGCGTCGGTTGCGGGCACCATGCGCCGGGTGCAGACCTACGGCCGCGGCGACGAGCTGGACTACCAGATCATGAAGCGCGGCCGGGAGCTGAAGCGTGACATCGAGGCTTCGCTCCTCAGCGACAACTCCCCGCAGGCCCCGGTCACTGGCGGCGTCGCGGCCGGCTACCCGTTCGGCCCGACCGGCACCGCCGGCCGGATGGGTGGCGCGTTCCAGCTCATCTTCGCCGAGACGGCCGCCGCCGAGACGGTGCCGAACCGCCTCGCCGGCAACCACAACGTCGGCACCGGCGGCGACGTCACCGGCACGGCCGGCGCCGGCGCGCTGACGGTCACCACCGGCACCAACCGCGACTTCTCGGAGGCGATTCTCCTCGCCACCCAGCAGGTCGCGTGGGAGGCCGGCGGCACGGTGACGCAGGCGATCATGAGCGCCAAGCAGGCGCAGATCATGGCGAACTTCGCCTACATCGACCCGACGGGCGGCAATAACGCGCAGCGCGCGCGCGTGCTGGAGGGCGCGAACGAGACGACGATCACCAACGTCGTCGACGTCTACCGCTCGCCCTACGGCACGGTCGCCGTCATCATCGACCGCTTCACGCTCGGCGCTCTCGCCGCCGACACGGAGGCGTCGATCCTGCTGGCGGACCCGGACCTCTGGGCGCTCGGCCGGCTGCGCGAGATGCAGTCGGAGGCGCTCGGCAAGGTGGGCGATTCGGAGGAGGCTCTGCTGACCGCCGAATACACGCTCGTCAACCGGAACACCAAGGGTTCCGCCTGCATCCGCGACCTCAACAAGTAAGCTGAAGGAGCCCCCGGGGGAAACCCCGGGGGTGTTCCCATGACCGGGATCGCATGGAATGCCGTCGTAGACAACGATGGCCCGGGCAAGGTTGGTTTCCGGCTTACTGTCGCGCAGGACGCAGGCCCCGCCATCCGCGCCGCCGAGCTTCAGCGCAAGCTCGAAGCAGACCGCCTCAACAAGAAGGCGGAGATCCGCCCGCAGGCCAAGCTGCCAATGACCGTGGTGATGTCGATCAAACAGCGCCATGGCATCGACGCACTCAAGATCCGCCCGGATCAAGAGAAGCGCTTCTGGCAGATCCTCCAGACCGAATACCCCGCGCTGCTGACGACGCAGAAGAAGGTCTATCGCGCGCCGAAGCGCGAGAAGATCCGCTTCGCGCCGGGCACGCTCTCGCTGGCGCCGTGAGATGCCGGCGAACCTCACCGAACTCAAGGCCGACGTCGCGGGCTGGCTGAATCGCGACGACATCGACGACGCGGACCTCGGCAAGTTCGTCCGCCTCGGCGAGCTTCAGCTCGACCTCTACCTCCGCTGCCGCTACAACTCGAAGACGACCCGGTTCTTCGTCTCGAACGGGCTCATCACCATCCCCGACGACTACACCGAGCTGCGGATCGTGCAGCCGGTGGGGACGTGGGACGGGCTCGACGTGGCGACGCTCGTGGCGAGCCCGCAGCCGCCGATGGTGCCGGTGTCCTTCCAAGCCCTCGCCGGCTACCAGAGCGGCTCTTATCCGGGCTACCCCGCCAACTACGCGGAGACGCCGGACGGCGCGAGCTGGGCCATCTACCCCGCGGGCAACTGGGCGATCGACGTGAGCTACTACCACAAGCTCCCGGCGCTCTCCGACGACAACGCGGCGACGGCGCGGCTGTTCCAAGCCTTCCCGGACGTCTACCTCTCGGCGGCGCTCGTGGAGGCGGAGAGCTGGCTCAAGGTCAAGGAGCCAGACCGCGGCCCGTGGCGCGGCAAGCTCGACGCCTACATCACTTCCCTCAACGGCAACAGCCGGCGCAGCGAAGTCTCGGGCGGGACGCTCGTGACGCGCTCGCCCTACAGGTGACGTCATGCCGATCGGCTCACTCAACACGGCGACCCCCAGCGGCGGCGAAGTTGTCGGCACCTCCGGCCCGTCCGAGCTGAAGGGGATCAAGACCGAGATCCGCGCGAGCTTCCCGAACTTCACGCCCGGCAACGACGTCTGCACGAGGTCGGCCCCGCAGCTCAACGACACCCCGGGGAAGTCGGCGGCCGAGACGATCACCGGCCCATGGTCATTCACTGGGAACCCAACGAAGAACGGCTGGTCGATCGCGAACGTCAACGAGGCGACCGCGATCGCCACTGCCGCAGCCTCCGCGGCCGTTGCCGCCTATGCGGCCACCATCCCACCCCCGGCTTACGGGGCGATGCTCGCGATCTCGCAGAACGTCATCCCCACCGGCGGAACCGTCGTCATCCCGCTCAACACGGCCGTCGCTGGCCCGGTCGGAACCACGCTCGATGCGGTGACAGACTACGACATCACCGTCGGCGCGGCGGGCGTGTATCGCGTCGACTGGAGCGTCGCCGCCCTTGCCGCTGGGACGTCTGGCGGGCTCACGAACGCCTACCTTCGCAAGAACGGCGCGGTGTCCATCACCGAGTCCGGCGCGGCGATCATCTCGCTGGCCGCCGGCGCCCTCTCTGGCGGCGTCGGCATGGGCTTCATCTCGCTGACCGCCGGCGACGCCCTGTCCCTCTGTTTCTCGGGCGGCACCGCCGGCGGAACGCTGGTCACGAATGCATCGCTACGGGTCGAGCGAATCGCGTAATGCTCATCCGCATCCCCAAGCTGGGGTCGGTTGGCGTCCGCGCGACGGACGACTTCCCGCCGTCGGAGATCCCGCCGAACGCCTTCACGGCGGCCGACAACGTCAGCTTCCGGGATGGCTGCGCGCGGAAGATGCCGGGCTGGCTTCCGGTCATCACCGGCTTCGCGAAGGACCAGCTCTGGATGCAGCCGTGGGAGGACGACGACACCGTCTCGATCGCCTTCGGTGCCGCTGACGAGATCAGCACGACGATCGACGGCATCAACATCGTCACGGCGACGATCCTCAACCAAGTGGGAGCCGCTTCCGTCGTCGCGCCATGCACGGGATGGCAGTCGGACGTCTTCGGCGGCTTCTGCATCATGAACAACCGGGTGGGAATCCCGTACTACTCAAGCGCCTTCGCGACGCCAACGTGGACGTTCCGGGAGATCCCCGGCTGGGGTGCGGCGACGTCTCCGTCGGGCGCCGTGCAGAGCGTCCGCAGCTTCCAAAACCACCTCATCGCGCTGGGCGTCGACGGCAGCCCCTACACCGCCTTCATCTCCGATCAAGGCAGCCCGGAGGCTTTCCCGACGAGCTGGGACTATGCCGACCCGACGAAGCTCGCTCGCCGGTTCCCGCTCCAGTCGAAGGACGGCGCAATCGTCGACGGCGGCATCCTCAACGACCGCTTCATGATCTACCAGCGTTATGCGTGCGTGGCGCTGGAGTACGTCGGCGGCGCGTTCGTCATGGCGGCGCGTCGTGTGCTGGACGTCGGCCTCATCAACCGCGACGCATGGTGCCAGTTCGAGAACTTCCACTTCGTCGTCGGCGAGCGCGCGGTCTACATTCACGACGGCTCACAGGTGACGCGCCCCGACGACGACTTCGTCGAGAATCGCTTCTTCGGCGAGCTGTCCGATCCGGCTGCTGTGTTCGTCACGAAGGATGAGGAGAATCACGAGATCCTCGTCTACTACCCGACCACCGGCTCGGTTCCGAACAGGCTCCTCGTCTACAACTGGATCGACAAGACGTGGACTTTCGCCTCGATCGGCGTCGGCGTGCGGCGCATCGTGCAGGGCGTCGGCCCGGCTCAAGGCGCGCTGTGGTCGGGCGTCTCCCTCCCATGGGACTCCGTCAACCAGACGTGGGCGCAGCTCGCGCGGACTGACCGCAGCACCAAGCTGCTTCAGCTCCGCGCCCGCGCCGTCGATGTCCGCGGGCCGGCCTTCACGAAGGCTTACGGTGAAGAGACGCTCGCCGCCGCGGATGCCATGGACGACATCGCGATCGACGGCGTTGACGACCTCATCTGGGACGACGGCGACAACGCCGAGGACTACCTCGCATGGGTCGAGCGCGTGACGATCGACCTCGACGAGCTGACCGGCAACTCCGGCCAGATCAAGTACCTCGACGCCGTGTATTTCCAAGCCTGCGGGGACGGCACGCTCGACATCCAGTTCGGCATCTCGAACTCGCCGCGCGACCCGCCGCGCTGGGGGAAGGTCAGGACCGTCGAGCTGGGCGCGGAGCTGCGCCGGGAGAAGGTCGACGTGCGCCTGACCGGCAGGTACTTCCACTGGCGCGCCGGCAACTGGGTCGAGCCGAAGTCGGGCGCGTGGAAGATCGCGACCATCGACCTCTCGCTCCAACAGGAAGGGCTCCGGTGATTCGCCCCTACACGCCCGCGCGCGCGGCGCCGGCCGACCTCGAAAGCCTGCGCCGCTTCCTCCAGATGGAACTCGACAAGATCGCCGCGGCCTTCGCGCGCGACATCGAGCAGGCCGGCAGCGGGCAGCACGGAACCGCGGGCGAGGCGGGGCTGCTTCTGTACGTCAATCGCACTGGCAGCGTGAGCCTGTCGCGGGTCAAGATAGGGCCTGTTGACTCAGCCGGCGTCGGCTACCGGGCGCTCCGCATCGACAACTGAGGTCGCCATGGGACTCTTCGACAACGAAAGCACGACCACCGGAACCCCGTGGGGGCCGCTCCAGCAGCCCACGCTCGGCGGCGTCAACTACATCCAGAACCTCCTCCAGCAGGGGCCGTGGGGCGGGCCGTACACCGCGCCGATCGACCCGCTCCAGACGCAGGGCATCCAGCAGGGCGCGGCGGCGGCCGGCGGCGCTGGCGGCATCGCCAACGCCTACCAGCAGCAGGGGCAGGGCCTCCTCCCGGGGATGCAGCAGGGCTTCGGCTACTTCGGCTCCGCGCTCGCCGGCGGCATGAACCCGTGGGTCACCAACCCGCAGCAGTACCTCGGCATCGCCGAGAACGTCGCGAACAACCCCTACATGGACTCGATGGTCACGGCGGCGCTTCGTGACCCCTACCGCCAGCTCACCGAGCAGATGCTCCCGGGCATCCGCATGGGGGCGAACATGGCGGGGCAGGCCGGCGGCTCACAGGAAGCCGTCATGAGCGCGATCGCGAACCGTGGCTACGCCGACCGGGCGGCCGACGTAGGCGCGCAGATGCGCGGCGGCGCTTACTCGCAGGGGCTTGGCTTCGCGAACCAAGCCGCGCAGTCCGACATGGCGCTTCAGCAGGCGGCAGCTCAGAACCTCTTCAACATGGGGCAGATGGGCCTCGGCTTCCTCGGGCAGGGCTACGGCATCGGCCAGCAGGGTGCGCAGGACACGTTCAACTGGGGCACGCAGGGTCAGGGGCTCCAGAACCAGCAGCTTCAGGGCCAGATGGCGCAGTTCATGGCCCCGTGGGAGCTGGCGAAGTCCTACGGCTCCTACATCAACCCGCTCGCTGGCAGCCTTCAGCAGCGCACCAGCTCGCAGGATATGCTCCCGGCCTACCTGCTTCAGGGGCTCGGGCCGATCCTCGCCGCCGGCGGCGGCAAGGCGGGCGAGTGGCTCTTCGGCACGCCGGGCGTCAACGGCCAGCCGGGCACGCCGGGCAAGATCGGCGACATCCTCGGGAAGATCCCCGGGCTCGGCGGAATCTTCGGGAGCGGGTGATGCGCGGCCTCACCCCGCTCAGCTCGCCGGCGTGGTATCGGGGGTTCGACCCGATCGCCGTCCCGTGGGGCGAGGGCGGCGACTCCATGGGCGCCCTGCCCGACATCCTGTCTTTCGCCAGACAGCCGCAGAGCCCGCAGGGGGCCGGACAGGGCCCCGGGAGCGGTCAGGGCGCGGGTGGCGGTACTTCGAGTGGCAGCGGCCTCGGTAGCGCGCAGGGGCGCGTCGACTCGATCCTGCGCGGCTACGGCTACACCGGCACGGCCCCGCGGGATCAGGGCGGGGACTACGACTGGGAGGCCATCATCGGCATCATCAACGCGGCCGGGCGGCAGGGCGCCGGCCGGTTGCCGCCGGAGCAGCCGCAGGGCGCGCCGCCGCCGCCGACCGCCCCCTCGGCGCCGACCGGGTGGGGCCAGTACCAGATCATCCGCGAGCTGGAGGCCGTGGCGCAGGCCGAGAGCGACCCGGCAGCGAAGGCAGCTCTTGAGCGTGAGATCGGCGTCCTGCGCGGGATCGGCACGCCCGATCAAGCCGCCATCGACGACTACAACCGCCAGCTCGCCGAGTACGAGGCCGCGGTGCAAGCCTACGAGAACCAGTTCCCGCCGGGCTGGCAGGACACCGGCGACGGCGGCGCGGGCGGCGCGGGCGGCTCTGGCGGTTCCGGTGGCGGCGGTGGCAACGGCCAGCCGACAACGCCGCCCCCGCCCCTGCCGCCGACCGACTGGGGCTTCGGTATTGATATTCCCGATCGCGCGTGGGATCGGCCGGACTCCATCGACTTCAAGCCAGACCTCACCGAGTTTGGCCCGATCGGCGGGCTTATTGGCGGAGGTTCCACGGGGAACATCCCGCAGTTCATGCCCGGAGAGACTGGCGGCACCCCCAACGGGGGCGGCGGCGGGGGTGGCGGCGGGGGCGGCCTGAGCTGGATCGGCAACGCCGCCGGCGTCGTCGATGGCATCAAGAGCGACAACCCGGGAGAGGTTCTCTCCAGTATCGTCGGCTTCATCAACCCAGCCGCCGGCGCGATCATGGGCGCCTTCAACGAGCTGCTGCGGATCGGCCAGAACAAGAATCCGACCGCTCGCGAGCAGGAGCGCGAGTGGTACAACGAGGTCGGGCAGGAAGTGGCCGGGCAGGTTCTCGGCAACCTGTGGGGCGACGTTCTCGATCGCAACCCCGACTGGATCTTCGACCCGTGGAAGGGCGCCGGCCAGTCCGATGCGGACTTCGTCTCGGGGTGGAAGGACTGGCTCTCCACGAGCGGCGTCGGCGGCCGGCCGGAAACTCCGTTCCAGAACTTCGGCAAGCTCGGCGAGGCAGCCCCCTACGCAATCGGCCAGTCCTTCGTCGACTACCTCAACACGCTTCCGCAAGACCGCTGGCTCGCGCAGGGCGAGGGCGGCGGCGAGTGGGCGCCCGGGCTCTACCTTCAGCGCGAGTACGGCTTCAATCCGCAGTTTGGGCAGCTCGCGCCGGGTGGCGGCGACTGGGGCAGCTTCAGCGGCCTCGGTCAGGCGGGGCAGAATGCGTACAACGCCTACACGGCGGTCCAGTCCGGCGACCCGGAGTGGCGCGCGTGGCTGGAGAGTTTCTCCGCCAAGCGCCCCGGGATCGCGCTCGACTTCCCGCAGTGGCGGATGTACCAGCCGCAGCCCGCGGCGGCTACCCCCGTCATCCCGGAGATCCTCTCGTTCGACCCCGACGAGCTGCGAAGCGGCTTCATGAACTTCGGAGGCTACTGAGCCATGCCATACCCCGCCTTCATGCAGATGCCGCCGCCGATGCTCGACTCCCGCACGATGCCGCCGCAGGGGCCGCCCATTCCCGCGGGCGTCCTCGGCTCCCCGCAGCAGGGCCCGCCGATGCCGCAGGCTCAACAGCCGGGCCCGTTCGGCGGGATGCCGCCGGGCATCGCCGCTGGCCTCGGCATGGGCCCGCCCTCGCCCGTGCGTCCCGCCTTCGAGCAGTGGTCGCAGCGGATGCGCGAGATGTCGCCGAACCCGCGCGGGCGCGGCTGGCAGTACGCGCTCGGCTCCGCGCTCCTCCCCGCGCTTGTCGGCAAGCTCGCCGGCGGCTCGGGCTCCGAGGCGCTGCTGTACGGCGTCGGCTCGGCAGCCTACAACTTCAACAACCAGCTCGAAGACTACCGCGACATCGAGCGGAAGATCGCCGAGGCGGAGGCCGGCCTGCCGCAGGCGCAGGCGAGCTATGACCTCGCGATGGCGCAGACGGGCGCGGCACAGGCGAAGACGCTTCGTGACCTCGGGCTCACCGGCGCCGACCCGGGCGGCAAGGCGCCGTTCTCTGGCGAACTCCAGAAGGGCGGGAACGGCAATCTCTGGCGCTTCAACACGCGCAGCGGCCAGCTCGAAGACACCGGCGTCCCGTTCTACGAGGCGCCGACGAAGCCGTCCATGAAGGCGGTCGAGACGATCGACCCGGTGACCGGCCGGCCAGCGACGGTGTTCGTCGACGCGAACAGCTCCGGCAGCCAGACGTTCGTGAAGCCGCCGTCGGCGACCGAGATCACGCAGGGCGACAAGGCTGTCGACACGCTGGCAAAGCTCGACGCTCGCGAGAGCGCCTTCAATAACCAGCTCTCCGGCATCACGGAGATCGTCACCCGGGCGAGCGGCGACGTCGGCCCCGCAACCTCCGGCGCGCTTGCGACACTCCTCCAGAAGACCGGGATGAACGTGCCCTACGAAGACCTCAAGGGCGACATCGAGACGTTGCAGGGCAACCTCGCGTTCCTCGAACTCAACAACATGAGGCAGAACAGCCCGACGGGCGGTGCGCTCGGCAGCATCACGGAGCGTGAGCTGACGCTCCTCGCGTCGACGGTGGCCTCTCTCAGCCAGCGGCAGAGCCCGGATCGCCTGAAGTCCAACCTCACCAAGATCCAGAACCACCTCAACCGGATCGAGGCGCTCATGGCGCAGGACTTCGAGAACCAGCGCCGCCAGCTCGCCGCTCGCGCAGCCCGCGCAGCGCCCGGCGCAGCCCCGGCCGTCCCGCAGGCGGCGCCAGTGCAGCCGAACCCCCAGCCGACCGGGCAGGGCGCTCCGCAGCCCCAGTGGTCGATCCAGCCGAACCAGCCGCCGCGGAAGTCCGCGACCGACTACCTCAACGCGGTGGGGCAGTGATGCTCCCGCACTACCGCCACAACGTCGCGGTGTTCTTCAAGGGCTTCCGCAAGCTCGACGAGATCAAGCTCTTCGAGGGCTGGAACACGCTCTTCTTCGGGCTGCTGTACGCGCTCAACTACGGCACGCACGTCATCCTCTGGGGTGGCGCCGTCGTCTCGTGGTCGCGCTTCAGCTACGAGAACCGGCGGCGCTACAAGATGGCCCGCTGGGTCGACTGGCTCCTCAACGCGATCGACGACGACCACGGCAAGGAGGCCGGGAAGGCGCTCTGGGGTTCCGTTCCAACGCCCTCCGCGGAAGCACGGATAGTCCGGGCCTTCTGGATCGTCGTGACGGTTGCTATGCTCGTCTGGCTCTTCAAGAGGTGACGCCGTGACGAAGGCCGAGCGAATCCAGCAGGCGATGCGGGCGGCCAAGGCCGACGGCAACGAGCCGGCCTACATGGAGCTGCGCCAGATGCTCGCGGACGCCTACCGCGAGGAGAACGTCGGCGCGGCGACCTCCGGCATGGGGGCGGGCGAGCGGATCGCGGCGAACCTCGGCGCCGGCATGATGGACCTCGCCATGGGCGCACGGCAGTCGCTCGGCATGGCCTCCGGCGCAGACGCGCGCGAGAAGGCGCTCATCGACGCCGAGCTGGCCGAGTCCACGACGGGCGGCTCGGCCCTTCAGGTGGCCGGCAACATCCTCCCGACGCTCGCGGCGCCCTTCGGGGCCGGGATGCGCGGCGCGGCGCTCGGCGGCGGACTCCTCGGCGGCCTCATGCCGACCCAGAACGACAACCTCGCCGCCGGGAAGCTCCAGAACATCGCCCTTGGCGCTGCCGGTGGCGCCGCTGGGCAGAAGGTCATGGACGTCGTCGGCCCCCGCCTCGGGTCGGCGCTGGGCTCGACGCGGGACTTCTTCGTGCGGCAGGGGCTATCCACGGAGGGCCCTCGTCAGCGGCTCGCCGAGCGGATGTTCATGCGCGAGGCCGGCGATCCCGCCGCGGCGTCGGCGGCCGTCCGCTCGGGCCTCTCCAACGAGATCCCCGGCGTGATGCCGACGACCGGCCAGCTACTCCAGAGTCGCCCCATGCTGGCCGCAGAGCGCGCCCTGCGCGAAGGCGGCGGCGAAGCTGGCGTTCCGTTCCGGGCGACGCTCGAAGCGAACAACGCGGCCCGCCTCGGCGCCCTTCGTCAGGGGCTCGACGTCGACCCGTCGACGATCCGCGGCCCGGCGAGCCAGCAGTGGCAGCAGAACTTCGGCAACCTCCGGCTCCAGCCGGGTGGCGTCGACCCGAACGACAAGGTCAAGGCGCTGCTGTCGATGTACCAGAACAAGATGGCTGGCAGCAGCGATTCGGTCCTGAAGGTGTTCGACAACCTGAAGCGGAAGTGGGCCGAGATCCGCGCTCTCCCGGAGAGCAAGCAGCTCGACGCGATCCACAAGTTCCGCATGACGAGCATCAACCAAGTCATCAACGAGACAGTGGGCTCCGACCGCGCAACGGCTCGCCTCGTGAGGCAGTCGCTCCTCCCGTTCAAGAACGCCCTCGACCGCCGCATCCAGAACCGCCTCGCCTCTGGCGACTGGCGGGGCATGATGCAGTCCTACAGCCGCGACATGACGCGCGCCTCGCAGGCGGAAGCGGGGCGTGGTGTCCTGCGCGACGCTGAGGGCGTGGCGACGCGGATGTCGAGCGGCGACCCGTCGCTTCAGTCGGCTCGCGGCTCGATCCGCAACGCGCTGTCGCCCGACAACGAGTTCAACGACTTCGGCGACCCGACATTCACGCAAGGCGCCCGCGACACGATGGAGTCCGTGCTGTCCTCGCTGGATCGCGAGAAGATGGCCTATGCCCCGGACGTCGGGCCAATGGGGTCGGCGACGGCGGAGAACCTCGCGGCCATGCAGGCATTCGGCCGGCCGGCTATGAAGAGCGTGACCCTCTCCGACGCCGCGGCGATCGCGGCCGGCGCCTTCGCGAACCCGCTGGTGGCGGCCGGGGTGGGCGTGCAGCGCCTCGCCGCCCACCGGGCGGAGCGCGACATCGCCCAGCGGCTCATCACGCTTTATCGTGACCCAATCGAGGCACTGCGCGTACTCGACCGCGCCGCCATGCCGCCAGCCCAGAAGCAGAAAGTCGCAGCAGCTCTTGAGGCGTTGCTGCAAGAAGGTCCGCGACGGCTGGGTGTCGGCGCTGGAGCCGGAGCAGCAATGGCGATGCCGCCAGCACTACTGAGCGCACAGTAAGCAGCATCACGAGGAGAGCCAGCGGGCGGAGTGCGGCAGCAAGCACGATGCTCATGAGGACGCAGTATGGCACGGAAGAAGATCAACGAGCTGACAGAGATCCTCATCGGCGATGTCGATTTCAGCGCCGACGAGATCGCTTTGAATGACAGCTCCGCGCTTGGCGCGCGCCGGATCGCGATCGGCAACGCCGACCGCTACCGGGCGACGCCCATCATCCTGCCCTCCGGCGGCACGCTCACGAACAGCCAGCGCGGCGTCCCGATCCGCACGACCGGCCAGTCCTCGAACTCCACGTTCAACCTGCCGGCAGGATCCGCCGGCCAGCCCTTCATCTTCCACTTCGATAACGACACCTACACCAACGCGATCGACCCGAACGCAGCGGAGCTGATTGACATCGGCTCCGTCCTGACGGCGGTGACGCGCGGCTGGCTGACGATCAACTGGGCCGGGTCGCGCTGGGAGATCCTGCACGCGACTTGCGCCTACGAGGTGGCGTGATGAACATCACCAAGCTCATGCGATTCCTCGGCCCGCGCACCTACGCGGTGACCGCGCACGGGGCGGTCCCCGACTTCGCCGTCGCGTGCCTTGCCGCATTCCAGACCGCCTACGCGAAGGTCACCTCGCGGGGGCATCGGGTGCTGGTCCCGGCGCCGGACACTGAGCCCTCCGTCGGCTACCCGCTCTACCTTCTGGCGAACGGCGCCTTCATCGCGGACTCGATCGGCACCAAGTCGGCGAAGACGAAGGGCGGCAAGACCCTCCTCCAGTACCGCATCGGGCTCCAAGAGGGCCCGCTGCTGATTCCCCACGGCCACTGGGTTGAGGGGAACGGCTCCTACTCGACGAACGCGGCGAAGCCGGTTGGCTCAGAGGTGTCGCTCACGGCGGGCGCCACGCGCCGGCTTGAGGTGACTGCCCTGACCATCTCGGGGACGACCGCCACTGCGACCGCGCGCAATGCCGACGTCTCGATCGGCAGCGTCGTGCAGATCAGCGGCACGACCGTCGCCTCGGGCTTCAACTACAACGGCAGCCACACCGTCACCGCCGTCAACGCCGCCGCCGGCACGTTCCAGTTCTCGATCCCCTCCAGCACGCCGACGGTCGCGGCAAACACCGCGCTCTCGCCGGACGGGAACGCGAGCTACGTCATCGGCGTCATCAAGACCGCCACCCGGCCGCGCGTCGTGCAGGCGCTCCCCAGTGACAGCGGCGACGGCGCGGGCGCCAAGTACGGCGACACGACCGGCTGGGAGCAGGCCACGATCAACGGCCGCGACGTCCCGGGCGCTATCGGCTTCTGGTCCGACTCGATTCAGGAACTCTCCGCGCTCAAGGACGCCTGCATCCTCGGCTGCCAGACGTCCGTGAAGATCGTCGCCGCCGCCACGATCACGCCGGCGAACTTCAAGCTAGAGCGGCTCAACTGCATCAACTCCAGTCTGGCCGGCAACCAAGGCAACGGCATCGACATCTTCGCCACGAAATTCGAACTCGACGTGGCGACCATGGTGAACGCCTACGGCGCGTCGATCCCGACGATGCCATCGGCCTACGTCTTCCGTGGGCAGGACATCAAGGCGAGCAATCTCCACTTCGAGCGCGCCGACTGGGGCGTCACCGTCGGCGGCCCGGCCAGCGGTATCGGCATCGACATCAACGACATGGACGCGCTCATCGAGATCGACGGCGCCCATGGTTTCAACGATCTCCCATACCCCGGCCTCATGGGCGCTGGCCGCGTCCTCGGGAACTCCGCGAACGTCCTCGGCATCAAATTCAAGCGCCTCTCGATCAACGTCGCGAACACCGGAACGGCGTGGGCCGCCGGCCAGACGATCGTGGCCGGCAACCGCCGGTCCTTCGGCAACCTCAACATTCAGGTGAAGGCGCTGAATGGCGGCATCACGGCGTTGGCCGACGCGCCTCCGCTCCGCGACGTCGGCGAGGTTGTGACTGGCGCGACCGACGGCATCCAGTGGGAGTACGTCCACATGAACAACCTCATGGTGGACGAGGTGAACGACATCATCATCCCGGCAACGACCTCCGCTCTCAAGCTCGGCGAGTACGCCTTCGAGGGCACCCGCGGGCTCGACTCGCTCGTCGCCTCGCAGAGCCGGCCGGTCTTCACGACGTACTACGATGGCCGCGTGCCGAAGGGCGCGGTGAAGTTCCACGACCTCACGGCCAGCTCGACCGTTGCCCGCAACTTCACGGCCGGCGCGCTCGCCGACATCATCCAGCTTCGCGTGCCGCGCACCTCTGGCGTCCTCGATGTCTCGGCGCTGTCCAACCCGCTCCCCGGGGCGCGCGTGTTTTTCGACGTGCAGCCCATGGCTGGCGGTCAGGCGCGCTTCAAGCACACCCCCGCCGGGACGTCGACGCAGTTCGTGTGCAGCGGCGGCGCCGACCTCACGTCCAACGCCACGACCGGCGGACGCTACTGGGCCACCTACGGCGGTGACCCGGCGTACCCGACGAAGTGGCTCATCGAGGTGGCGTGATGACCCTGCCCCCAGACTCCGGCGTCAACCTGACCACGTCGACGCCGACGACTCCGCAGACGCGGACGTCGAACTTCACCAACATCCCCCGGCGGGCGCGCATCCGCTTCAATCGGCGCTCTCTTGAGAGCCCGTGGTCGATCCTGTCGCCGGTCCTGCCGGCGACCGACCCCGACGTCGTCGCTACGCTGGATCTTCGGCTCGGCGTGCCGGCTGGCTGGACCGAGATCAACAACGGGACGCCGCTGGTGTTCGACGCCCAGCTCGGCCTCGTTGCGGCTGGCAACGGCTGTCTCCAGAACAACAGCTTCACGGCAGGCGCCGCGATGGAGTCGGCTGGCGCCATCATCGTTGAGGTGCAGCGATCCGCCATCGCCTACGACGACGCAACCAAGGACTCCGCCAGCTTCCAAGACCTCGCCGGCACGACGGATGCGTCTGGCGACACGTCGCTCGTCTGGACTGGCAATGCGGCTTCGCCGTTCACGACCGAGCGTTGGGTCTACTTCCAGCGCACGGCCACGGCGAACACGCTCGTCTGGAACGATGATCTCGCCGGCGCCAACATCACGCAGGCGAGGTTCTCCGACAAGGTTCCCTCGCTACTCGACCCCGTGTGGGCCACCGTGATCCTGACGTGGAGCGGGACCGAAGAGTGGCTCATCGTCGACGGCGTGCCCGTCGGCAAGCGCACTTCGACCCCATCGACTCGCACGCAGAGAATCTGCATTGCCGGCCGCGGCAACGGCGCCACCCCGACGCCCTACTTCCGTGGCGGCAACATCCGGCGCGTGCAGTTCGTGAAGCGCAGCCTCGCGCCGACACAGTCGGCCGCGAAGATCGCATTCATGGGCGACTCGTTCGTGCAGCGCGCGATGGACCGTGCGAGCGGCTGGGCGGAGCCCGGCACCGCCGGCAATGTCGCCGTGATCGACGCCGTCCAGAATGGACTTGCGATCGATGGCAACGGAACGCCGTGGTCTACCCGCCTCAACCAAGTGTGGGGCAACGGCAACTGGGGCTGGTGGCTTCAAGCCCTCCTGTACCTCTCGAAGGGGAAGTGGTTCCGCGTCTACAACGCCGCAGACCCGGGGAACGGCTATCGCACCGACCTATCGCCCTTCGGGGTCTTCAGCGCCGCCGCGATCGCTGCTTGGGACTCCGCGACCGTCGAGACGGTTGTGATCTTCGGCAGCGTCAACGACATCGACGTGACGCCGACGACGCTGCCGCCGACGTCGATGACGACTGACATCAAGAACTACATCGAGACGCTGGCGACCTTCTGCCCCAACCTCCAGCGCATCATCTGGTTCGATACGTTCTTCACCCCAGAGTCTTACAAGACGAACGACACGGCCAACCGCTACGCGCAGGTTGCGGCACACATCGACCGACTCAACGCGCTCGCCCCGAATCCGCTTGCCGGCGGCGTCACCCCCGTCCAGTTCATTCGCGTCCGCACGAATGACCTCTGGTTCTCCGGCGGCGCGCAGCCGCGCAATTACGCGATCGGCTCTCACCCGAATAACGCCGTGGTGGGCACCGCGCGCACTGCTGTCGCCGATGGCGACGTGCATCCGACGGCGGAGGGCATGGCGAAGATCGCCGACATCGTCTGGCCCTACCTCAAAGACATCCTGTGATACAAGAAGGAACAAGAATGGATCAGCTACAGGAAGAGCTGGTGGCGTGGCTCGCCGCCGGGTTTATGGGCCTCGTCGGAGTCGGCTCTTCGGTTGTGGCATGGTTCCTCCGCACGTTCCTCTTCGACCGGGTCAAGAAGCTGGAGGATGAGCTGAAGAACGTGAAGGATGACTCGACCGCCGCGCTCGCGGTTGCCGTGAACGGCCTTCGCATCGAGGTGGCTCACACCGGCGAGAGCCTCCGCAAGGAAATCTCCGCGACCCGGCTGGAGATCAAGCAGGACGTCGCCATGTACCTTGAGGCGCTGAAGAAGCACTCGTCATGACCGAGAAGCCAAACATCGTCACCGTCGGCGTCATCGGCGGAGTCGCCATTGGCGCGCCCACGGCGCAGATGCTCCTCTGGCTCTACAAGAGCATCCTCGTGCCTGACGGCTGGCCGCCGTTCGATGCCGAGACAGCCACCGCGTTCGGCAGCCTCGTGACCGCTCTGGTTGCGACGATCGCGCAGTGGCAGGACCGGCAGCAGAAGCGCGCCACCGGCTACGTCGTCACGAAGTACGCCGACCAGATGCCGGGCCGGCCGCCCGATGCATGATCGACCCTCGTGTCATTGCGATCCTTGTCGCGGCTGTCTTCGCTGCTGGCTCGTGGCTCGGCTTCAGGATGGGAAAAGCCGATGGCGACCGCGAGGTGCGGCGGATGTACGAAGCCGCCGCGAAGGTAGTCCGCAAGAGGGAGTCCGATGGAGCGACCGAACAAAGCCGCCTGCTGGAGCGCATCGCTGACCTTGAGCGTCGCCCTGTGCGCCGGGTGTACGCCTGTCCCGACCCGGTGCCCGGAGCCGCCCCCGTATCTGGTGCGCCCAGTGGACCCGAAGGAGCTGGCGGAACTCGACTCGATCTTACGCCCGCCCTCCTCAACTGCGAGCGGCGACTCCTCCAGCTCGACGCCCTGACGAGGTGGCACGATGCGGCGCAGGACTGACTTCATCGTCGTGCATTGCTCTGCGACCCGCCCGCACATGGACATCGGCGTCGCCGACATCCGCAAGTGGCACAAGGCTCTCGGCTGGGTAGACGTGGGCTACCACCGCGTTATCAAACGCTCTGGTGTGATCGAGAGCGGGCGCGGCGTGATGGAGATCGGCTCCCACGCGAAGGGCTTCAACTCGCGCTCGATCGCGGTGTGCCTTGTCGGCGGGCTCGACATGGCAGGCCAGCCAGCGGCGAACTTCACGCCGGCGCAGGTGCGGTCGCTTCGTGAGCTGGTGGCCGCGTGGAAGCGGCAGTGGCCGAATGCCGAGGTGCTGGGGCACCGCGATCTCTCCCCCGACAAGAACGGCGACGGCGTCATCGACCGTCGCGACTGGGTGAAGGCGTGCCCCTGCTTCGATGTCAGGCAGTGGTGGGCTTCAGGGGCGCCGGTTAAGCTCGCGACGTAGCTCCGCGATCCATTCGGCCTGCTGACGCATCGCGCGGCGGATGCGGTAAAGCTCCCGCACGTCTTCCTTGTTCGTCATCCGCGCGATGACGTTGTTGAGCGCCGTCTCCCAGTTGCGCTCCATCTCCGGCGGCTCGCTCATGGGAAGACTGCCAGCCCGGGGAACGGGTCGAACTCCAGCCGCCCCGTGAGCCCGCCGAGGCGGCGCTCAAGCAGCGAGGCGTGTTCCTTGCGGTAGTGCGCGGCGATCTCCTTTCGGAGCTTCGCCGTCGTTGGGTAGATCGACAGGTGGAGCTTGCGGACCCACTCCAGCCTCGCGGGCCCCATGTGCCCGAGCGCCCAGTCCCGGAACTCGACCGGGTTCGCCCCGAGGTACTGGTGGCAGGCGTAGCAGTGGGCTGCCGCGTTCATGGGGTGCCATCGTGTCGCCTTGTGGATGCGCCCGAAGATGTGCGAGCAGTGGAGCCCCATCGTCCCGGGGCCGTACTGCTTCCGGCAACGCTCGCACTTCCAGTCCGCACGCTCGCGAACGCACTTCGAGAACCAACTGTCAGCCGGGTCGATCTTCACTCTTGCGCCGCCTCACGCCGGGGCCGCGGAACTTCACCGCGTAGTGGATGCAGAACTTCGAGACGCCGTAGCGGGCCGCGATCTCGCGGTAGCTCAGGCCGGCGTCGTGGAGGATGGCGATCTCAAGAATCTGGGCGTCGGAGAGCTTCGCCTTGGGGTTCTTCTCGCCCCGCACGGCCTCGGAGATGCGCCGCCGGGCGTCTGCCGACTGCGGCGCGCCCCTCACCGGCATAGCGTGATGCCGCCGCCCGGCGCGTTGTGCCACCGCACGGCGGGGTCCGGGTTGCCGGTCACCGTCTCCCCGGGGATCGGGCTGCCGCAGTAGGCCCCGGGCTCCACGGAGCCCAACAGGAAGCCCGCCATGGCTTCGAGGTCGAGGGGGTCGCTACGGGAGGGCCCCGTGTGGACGATCGCGCGATAGCGGGGCCCTCCGATCGTCTGCGGGAAGCTGGCGCCCGCCGGCGTGGACCCGTGGCACTGGGCCACGTCCTCCGGCAGGGCCGGGCCGGGCTTGCCGCGCTCCCAGAGGGTCAGGAACGCCTCCCCGGGATTCTGGAGGCCGGCAACCCATCGCTCCCGGCTGGCGGTCACGGTCCATCGCTTCCCGCTGGCCTTGTCCACGAGGCAGACAAGCTGCCGGGCGCCGTCAGGCGACTCCGTGAACCGCCACGAGTCTTCCAGCCCCGCCCACTCCGGCAGGTAGCCCAGCGCCTTTAGGGTCGAGAGGTAGCCGACGGCCTGCCAGTAGGGGGCGGGCCCGGACTGGGCCTCACTCGTCGTCGTCGCCAGAATCGCGATCGTCGTCGCGGCGATCTTCCTCGCGCTCACGTTGACCTCCGAAGTCGAGAGAGGGCCATGGGGCGGGCTCGTCGGCGTAGCTTACCCATGGGCGGCCGTCCGGGTCGACGGTGATCGTCACGTCCGACCGCGGCGGCGTCTGGGCTTGAGCCTCGCACGAGCGCAAGCCCAGCCACCAGACGCCGACGCAGGCGACCACCACCAGCAGAGCAGGGTCGGGCCGCTTCACGCCGCCTCCTCCTTGATCCGCCGGGCCAGCTTGACGGCGATGTCAGGCGCCCGGCGGAAGTTGGCCGCGTCCGGGCTCTTCAGCCACGAGCGCAGGGTGTGGATGGAGACGCCAAGAGCATCGGCGAGCGCCTGCCGGGTCCAACCCAGCTCATGCGCGATGCGCCGGATCTCCGCGTTCGCGGGCGGCGTTCGCGTGCGCTTCTGCTTCATCGAGAACTTCCTTCGCGCGGGAGGAGATGCCGAACACCCGGCCCGCGCGCCGAAATGTCCGAAGCTGCTTGCGCGTCGCCACGCCGAGCTGTTCGATCGGGTCATCGAGAGGGACGTCTTCGACCCTCACACCAGACTCCGTGATGAGGACGAGGTGCCGGTACTTCCGGCCCTCGCCGCCATCCAGTGCGGAAACGTACCGCGAACCGTCATGCCAGCGCACGATGTTCATGCCTTGCCCTCCGCCTTGGCGATGGCGGCGAGGGCCGCGTCGCACGCTTGCCCGATTTCGCTGTCGGGGTTGGTGAGGGCCGCGTCGTCTACCGGCCCCGATTCGACTGCCAGTAGCAGCCCGCGCAGCGCCGCCAGCAGCTCGGGCGCGGCGGCCAGCAGCGGCCCCCACTCGTCGGCACGCTGCGCGTCCGTGAAGGTCGCGACGCGGGCCCGTTCCGGGGCCGGCCCATTGATCCCGCGGCCGTCGTAACTGAGGGTCGCCATCACAGCACCTCCGTCCGCACCGAGCGCACGATGGTATGCGCTGTGTGGGCGGCGATGAGCTGCCGGCTCGCGCCGGCGCGCTCGGCGACAGTCTTCCAGTCAACCGTCGCGCGCTCGGCGATCACCACCTTTGCGCGCCAGTTGTTGCCGTCAACGACGCCGTCCGTCGTGCGGAACGCGGCCTCGGAGAGGATCTTCGCCTTCAGCAGCTCGCGGCGCTCTTCCAGCCGCTTAATCTGCCGGGCGATGTCCCCGTACTCGTCGACATCGGCGGCCGTCGCAACCCTGTCCAGAACCTCGCTCATGACTCACTCCCTTGTTGGCCGCACCGTGCGGCATGGGAGGGAGTCTGGGGGTAGGGGGTACAGGGTGTCAACCCCCCCCCTACTCCTCTGCCGGGGGCGGGGCCTCCTCGGGCTGGGGCTGCTGCCGCCGGCGGATGGCCGCGGCCACGGCGGCGGCCTTGGGGGCTCCCTCCGGGGCGACCTCGGGCTCGAACCAGTCGGCGGGCGCGCTCATTCCGTCCCGGATGCTCTGGTAGATCCGGCGGAGGCGGAGGTACTGGGCCGGAGTCATGGACTCGATGTGGCGCTGGATGAGGGCCGAAATCTGCGAAGCACCGACGCCGATCTCGGCGAACGCGGCGACCATCTTCGTGACGATCTCCGGGGTGATCTCCACCTTCGTCTTCACGGTCACGTCGCACTGCGCGACCGCGGCCTCGATGACGTCGCCCGGGATGACGGCGAGGATGCAGGCGCGCAGGCGGCGCGCGCCTTGGTTCGCGACCATCTCGTAGATGTCGCGGGGATCTTCGAGGCGCTTCTGGCCGCTCTTCGTGTGGCGGACGTGCGTAACTTGGAAGACCTTCGAGCTGCGCGTGTTCGTCTCCAAGTCCCACGCATAGGCTTCGACGGTCGAGACGCCGTTGCGCTGTTCCAGCTCGCGCACGCCGAACTGGATGTTGCCCCACTCCTGAGCCACCGCCTCGGCGAGGCGGATGCTCGCGCCGGAGACGTCCTGCCCGCCGCGCGCGTACTGGTACACCGCGCTCTCCGCGAGCGTCATACGAGAGCACGCATTGAGGATGCGATCCATCGCGCGGCGCTGGTCGCGCGGGTTGCGCCGGGCCATGACCATCGCGGCCTGCACCTCGGCGATCTCACGCTGCGCCCCCTGTTCGACGAGCGCGTCGCGCTCCGGGGATGCGGTGAATGGGTTCTCTGCGCGAACGACTTCGTTCATGGTGTCCTCACTTCAGCCGCAGGACGCGGCTCTCGCTCTCGATGGCGAAGCGGCTGTAGACGTCGGGGGCCTCGGCCTTCAGGCGCGTCTGGTCGAGGCGTCGCGCCGTCTGGTTCTTCCACGTCACGAGCGGCTCACCGCCCGGCCCGTAGAGAGTCTCAGCCGGACCCATGAAGAGGCGGACCTCCTTCTGTAGCCGCTCCTCGACGCTCTCCCAGTGCTTCACCTGAGCCTTCGCCTCGCGGAGCTGTTCGACGGCAGCCGCGGCGGCAGCGTCGGCGTAAGCGATCGCGCCTGAGTTCGCCTTGCTGTAGCGCTGGTTCACCTCCGCCAGCGTTACCGGCGGCGGCGGTGTGTTGTCGACGACGTACTGCCAGAACTCCAGCTCGCCTTCGGTCACCGCGGTCAGCAGGTTGTCGTCGGCAGGGATGCGGTAGACGCGGAACTCGACGCCAGCGAACAGGACGGGCACGAGCGCGAGCCGGACGCCGGCACACAACATCTCGTGATGAACCTGCACGAGGTAGTCGGTCGGGATGTCGGCGCTGCCGTCCTCGCCCCACTTCGCATCGGAGCGCGCGGTCTTCGCCTGCACGACGGCGAGCTGCCCCTCGAACTCCGTGACGCCGTCGAGCGTCGCCCAGCGCGGCAGGACGTCGTCCGCCGTGGTCACGACGAGCTGCCGTGCGATGACCGGGGCGCCGATGCGCTCTTCTGCCAGCTCCAGCACGAAGGACTCGATCGCGTTCCCGAAGCGCATTGGGATGGTTGGCTCCGAGCGAACGGCGCCGAGCTTTTCCTCCCAGAGCTGGAGACGGGTCTTCCACTCAGACACGCCGCAGGCCGCCGCCGCGTCGCTGGCGCCGAGCCCGGTGTGGCGCAGGACGACGTCGCCCTTGGGCAGGGCGCGCGCCGCGATGGCGGCCGGCAGCGTCACAGCAGCGGCTCCTGTTCCAGCGGCTCTGCCGGACCGATGTTCTCGATCGGCAGGCTTTTCTGGATGGCTTCGAGGAGGTCGGCCTGCGAGGCCGGGCTCGCCTTGAAGCGGTTGGCAACCACCCGCCCCACCGCTTCCCGCTGGGAGCGGGCCACGACGAACCGGGGGGCCTCTTCCGGGCTGTCCACCCGGTAGATCCGGGCGCCCTTCGCAATCACACTCTGGGAGGTCATGTCAAGTACCCTGTATGGGGGGATGACAGAGTGCCAAAAATAGTTGCCCCGGGGTATTGACACAGAGTACCCAGTAGATAAGATGACCCCATCAGCCGAGCGGTTCGGCTGCAATCAAGGGAACTACGAAAATGGCTCACCAGATCGAAAAGCGGAATGGCAAGTACGAGTTCGCCCACGCCGGCGCCCGCGCGTGGCACGGCCTCGGCCAGCAGATCCTCCCGACCGACGATCTCGATACGATCGTCGCGAAGGGCGGCCTCAACTGGCGCGCCGAGCGGGCCGCCGTCTCCTACCTCGTCACCGTCGACGGCCGCGAGGAGTCGCGGAGCTTCGAGAACCGCTCCGTCATCTACCGGAGCGACACCGGCGAGGCCCTGAGCGTGCAGTCCGACAGCCGGTACAACATCCACCAGCCGGCCGACATCGCCAACTTCTTCCGGGAGTTCCTCGCGGAGCGGAAGGTGACGATCGACACCATCGGCGCGCTCAAGGGTGGGAAGATCGTCTGGGCCCTCGCCAAGCTCGGCCCGGAGTTCCAGATCAAGGCCCCGGACGGCTCGAAGGTCTTCCCCTACGTCCGCCTCCAGACGTCTTTCGATGGCTCCCGGGCGACCTCGCTCGCGGCCACGGTGATTCGTCAGGTGTGCGCGAACACCGAGGCCGCCGTCGAGGCCGACACCCGCAGCCGCCAGCGCCGCGTCTCCCACGTCATCCAGTGGAGCGACGACGTCGTCGAGGGGCTGAAGGCGGAGTGGGAGCAGCTCGGCAGCAGCCTGTCCGCGACCGAGAAGGTCTGGGCGAAGCTGCACAGCCAGAAGCTCCCGGACGGCAAGGTCAAGGCGGTCTTCGCCTCGCTCCTCGGCATCAACCTCGCCGAGATCGAGAAGACCTCCGCCAAACAGCGCGGGCAGCTTGAGGCCCTGCTGTCGGCCTACAAGTCCGCCCCGGGCGCCGTGCCGGGGACCGCGTTCGGCGCCCTTCAGGCGGTGACCTACTACGCCGACCACCAGAGCATCGTCCGCGACACCGCCAAGGACGGCACTGACGGCGCCCGCATCGCCTCCGCCCAGTTCGGCACCGGCGCGCAGCTCAAGCTCGCTGCCCGCGAGCGCCTGCTGGAGCTGGCGGCCTGACCCACCACAACCGCCCCGGGGGACTGACCTCCCCCGGGGCTCAAGGGAGAACGTCATGGGAGAAAGAATCCTGTTCCAAGCCGTCGACGAGGTGAACGGCCGCGTCGGTCCCGTCGTGTACGCCAACTGGGCGGGCGAGGATGGCGACATCATCACCGCCGCGGTCCTGCGCCGCTGCCGCGGGAAGTTCGACCCGGAGGGGGCGACGCCGTGGATCGTGTTCGAGGCGATCGCCCGGGAGTTCGAGCCGGCGCCGACGCGCGACGACTACGGGAGTGTCTACTGCTACAGCGCCACCGAGGCGCTGACCGCCGACGACACGCACGGCGACGGGGGAATCGTCCTCTTCGCCCTGACCCGGGAGGGGCTGCAAGTCCGCGCCTTCGGGGGCTACTGGGACGTCGGGGATGACAACCGGCTCATTCGGAAGGGTTGACACAGCGTACCCCGCCGCGCTATGGTGCGATCCATGGCCGGCGGGCGTCGCCAGCCACACAAGGGAGACTGCCATGAACCACCTGCCAAAGCTGACCTTCATCGCCCTCGGCCCCGAAGTCGAGCCGAGAGTCACGACCATCGCCCCGCACTCGTGGAACCACTACCTCGAAGCCACCGCGCTCGGCAACCAGCGCCAGAGCCCGAAGTTCCGCGACCACGTCCTCGCCGAGGTCTTCGGCAAGGGCATCACGACGATCATCCCGGCGTGGGTCGACGCGGCCCTGACCGACATCGTCGAGGGCTACGCGGGCCCGCACGCCGACCGCGTCAAGCAGCTCGCCGCCGTCATCCTGCTGCGCGAGTCCTTCGAGCGCCCCACGGCCGAGGCCACGAAGCCGGCTGATAAGCCGCGCGGCGTGACCCGGGGCGGCAAGCGCGTCGCCATCGTCCCGCCGACCACTCCGCCGCTACAGCCGCTCGGCGCGCTGTTCGACGAAGAGGAAGCCAAGCTCACGGGGGCGGCATAACGCCGCCCCTCAACCAAGGGAGAAGACCATGACCACCGATAGCAACATCGTCCGCGACGCCCGCGCCTACGTCCGCGCGATCACCGACAGCAACCAGCGCGAGACGGACCTCTACCTCGCCGGCGCCGACAAGTACGGGCACGCCGTCTGGTACAGCGTCGTCCGCAGCGAGCTGGAGCTGGCCGCGATCATCGACATCCTGCGCGGGGCGAGCGGCCTGTCCGAGTCGGACGTCCTCGCCGAGCTGCGCGCCGTGCTGGCCCGCTTCGTGGAGGACTCCCAGTGAAAGGCTACAGTCCTGCCGAGGCGCCGGAGCAGCTCGTCCTGAGTTTCGAGGCGACGCATAAGCTCTGGGACTTCTTCGAGCTGACCGCGGAGCAGCGGGCGAGCGTGGCGTTCACGCTCTTCTGCAACATCGCCGTCGACTGGGACCGCACCGACGACGATCTCGCCAATCAACTCAAGGCGGCTCTTCGTGGAGTTCGCGAAGCACGCCAGCGGGTGATTCAATGAGCAGCAAGGTGAAGCGCCAGCGCGAACTCGTCGCCGTCGCCGAAGCCGAGGGGCTCTTAGTCATCGAGGTCGGCATGACCGGCGGCGGCCACTACTCCTTCACCGTGGAGGCGAACGGCCGCCGCCGGAAGCTCACCGCAGCGGCGAGCCCGCGCGTCGAGTGGTCATCCACGCTGAAGTTCCGCGGCGACTGCCGCCGCTTCAAGAACGAAACACAAGGGGAGAAGGCATGCGGAAGTTCCGCATCGTCATCGAAGTCGAGAATGACTGGGTTCACGACGGCAAGAAGGCGAAACCCGTCGTCGTGCCGAAGTTCATCGTGCAGAGCAGTTGGCTCGGCGTCCTCTGGGATCGCCACCCCGGGACGTCCGTGATGGGCTACCAAACCCGCGAGGACGCGATCGAGGCTGTGCGCCTGTTGTCGCTGCCGCCGCTCTATCTGAGCGAGGGCTGACCGATGCCCTTCGTGAAGCTGGATACCCGCATCCTCGACTCGTCGCTCTGGTGCGACTGCGATCAAACGCGCGTGTTCCTCACCGTCCTCTGCATGGCGGAGCCTCATGAGCTGACCGCGCACAGCGAGGTCATCGACGCCGACATGAAGCCGGCCGGCTGGTTCATCCCGCCCGGCTGGTACGGGCTCGCCCCGGTGTCGTCGGCCGGGATCATCGCGCGCTCGATGCTCCCCCGCGATGACGCACGACGGGCTCTGTTGAAGCTGACCGAGCCCGACCCCGAGAGCCGGGGCCGGGACTTCGACGGGCGCCGCCTCGCTCGCATCGACGGCGGCTGGATCGTCTTGAATTACATGGCATACCGGGACCGCGACTACACCGGAGCGGAGCGCGCGCGCCGCTACCGTGAGCGCGTATCGTCACGCCGTGACGTCACGGCAGTCACACCAGCGTCACCCTGTAACGTCACACAAGCAGAAGCAGAAGCAGAAGCAGAAGGAGAGAACCTCTTACCTGAAACCTCTTCCTCACCCTCAGCGTTGGAGGCCGGTGTTACGGGCTTCGCCCTGACACCGTCCGAGCCCCCGAAGGACGCGAAGCGGGAGAGGCGGAAGGCGTTGGGGCACTTCGTGCCGGAGGACTTCGCCGTGCGCGGCTCGGATGCGGACTGGGCGCGCGCCGAGTTCCCGGCGGTGGATCTGTTCACCGAGACTCAGAAGTTCCGGGACCACGAGTTCGACAAGCCCCGGAGCGATTGGCACCGGGCGTGGCGCAACTGGGTCCGCAAGGCGGCGGAGACGAAGGGGGCGCGCCGTGGTTGACCGCTGGACACCGCCGAAGGCGGACGACCACCTCCGCAAGGCCCCGGTCCCCCACGGGCGCCCGCCGGCGCCGGCGCCGACCGTCTGGCCCCAGCCGTGCCGGTGGCAGGCCGGGCTCAACCGGCGGCTCTTCGGGATCGTGCTGCGGGCCGGGGCGGCCGGGGTGTTCCTGACCCGCGACCAGCTCAACAGCGCGCTTCGTGAGAAGGCCCGGCTCGCCCGGGAGCTGCGGGAGATGTTCGGCGACGGGCGGGCCCCGGAAGCGGCCCTGAAGGACTTGGACGGCCCCTATGGCGAGGCGCTGTGCCGGGCCGCCGGGATCGCCGTGAAGTTCGCATCCCCGGGGGGGGAGCTACCCCTGCCTACCCCCCGGGCCGATCGTGCAACAGCGGGGCTATCCGAAGGGCTGGTGGCAAATGACGGACTGGGAGCGGGCGGCGAAGGACGCCCGGGAGCTGCGCCGGCAGGAAGTGCGGGCGGAGATGGCCCGGGAGAGCCCGGGGACGCCGGAGGAGCTGGAGGCGATCCGTGCGACGTTCGGTGGGCTGGCTTTGAGGAGCTGGAGCCGGACGTCGACGTGGCCCGGGGGGACTGGCCGTGACCCATGGTTCGAGGCAGCCCGGGAGCGGGAGCGCGCCTACATCGCCGCGCACCCCGCCAGCGTGCGGGATGTGCCGCTTCTGGGTCCGCGCGCCAAACGTCGGCGCCGGTGAGTGTCGCCGGCAGCCGCCGCGGCCAGCACCGACGCGGCAGGTAGCGATGTGGCCCCTCACGGAGCCGCTTGATTGGTGCGGGAGCTTTGAGTCGAAGGTGAAGGGAGGCTGAGATGATCGAGGTATACGCAAACACTGAGCGCACAGAGTTTCTGCTGACGACGAGTTGCACTCAGACGGACGACTTTCTCGTCGAGCTGGCGACGGTGCTGGCGAAGCTGCCGAAGGATGAGGGCGTGATGCTGGGAGTTATGCAGGCGGCGATGCCGATCGCCTACAAGCTGTCCGGTTATCGCGCCGAGAGCGTCCGTGAGGTGCGCTCGCTGTCGTGCGGCCACGTCACCCCGGGAGCGAACAGTGTCATCGCCACAAGCTGACTACTGGCCGGGGCTCACGGACGACCGCCGAATTCCGTATTCGCCGCGCGTGGATTTCGCCGTCGCGTCCGCTGTAGATCGCGCAACGCTGACGGGCGCACAGGCGCTCGTCATGACTGCGGCTGTCAAGAGCCAGCGCGATAAAGCGGTACTTCGTGAGAGCGTGCAAGTGGACCGTGAAAAGCTGGAACAGGGATTAACGGTCGAACTGGAGATTGCAATGACCGCAGAGAAATACGCCGGAGCATTCGAGCAGGAAACCGACGCCGCGCTCGACAAGGTCAAGGCGGCAGCCGCCAATTACCGCAAGGCGATCGCCGAGTGGAAATCGCAGGCCGGCAACGACGTCAAGTCGATGGCGAGCAACGGCGAGGCCATCAAGTCGCAGCTTGAGCGGACGGCCGCCCTTGCCCGCGAGTGCGTGACGTTGTGGAACTCGCCGGAGATGCAGCGGGCGCTCGCCACGGCGCAGGCGATGGCCGAAGCTCTGCGGGCCATCAACGAGATCCGGCCGAGCAAGATAACCTTCTGCGCGATCGGTAATGACGGAGGCAGCAATGAGCGGCCGTTGTGAGCAGTGCGGAGCGAAGCCAGCGTGGCGCCACGAGCGCACCGGCAAGCATCTCTGCGGCGGGCATCGCTGGCGCGCGGACAAGCAGTGGCAGCGCGAGCTGGAGGCGTGGGGCCGCGAGTCTCACGAGCTGCCTTCGTGGATGCTGCCGGCGATCTTCGCTTGCGGTATCGTGCTGGTACTCTGTGTGAGGGCAACGCTGTGACCATCGACGAGATAGCCCGGCGGATCGGGATGGAGCAGGAGGACGGCCTTTGGCTCGACCCTCTGTGGTCAAAGATGCTGGCGATTAAGCCCGAGAAGCTCCGCGCCCACCTGCTCACCGGCGACCGGCCGCTGCGGATTCTGGCGGCGCTCGGGTTGTGTGTCGCCCCGCGCAGCCTCGCCCCCGGCTGGATGTCGTGGAACGGCGCAACCGACGAGGTGACCC